CTTGTTTTTTTAAGTTGAATAGCTAATTCATTAAATGAAGGTAATCTAATTATATTGTGTGATATGCCTCCACCTTCAGATTCATAACTTGTATCTGTTTTAAAGTAAGTATCCAAATCATCAGAAAAGAAATCTTTATCATCCATAGGACCATATCTATCTTCTATGAATTTTTTTAATTTAGGATTTAAATCTTTGGGCTTTATATTTTTTGCCTCATTTATAATCCTATTATATATTTTATTTATAATATTATCCATTAGCTGTAGTTAATTCTTCTAATAATGAATGGTATTGTAATAAATCTACTAAATGTGAATTTTTAACTTTTGTTCTTTTATTTAATTCTACAATTAATTTATCAACTTCTTCTAACTTAATTTTTGTTGTTTTATCTTTAACTTTGCTAGTTTCTAATTTAAGTGAAGATTTAATATTATTAACTTCTTTATTATAAAATTCTTTTAATAAAGGGCCATTATCAGCTGAATTAATAAACTTTTTAAGGATTACTTTTTGTTTAGGATTTAAATTATCATATTTAGTATTAAAATTTTCAAGTAAAACATGATAAGTTAATGTACGTAAATCTTTATCGTATGATTTAAATTCCTGTAGAACTACATCTTCAATTTTTTCTTTATTAATTTTTTGCTTTGATATATGTTCTAATATAGTAACTTTATTATCTACTACTTGTTGAGGAACTGTTGGTTTTGAAGTATTATAAACTTCTAATAAGGTATATAATGAAGCTTGTGCTTTATAATCAGATAATTTTGTTTTAAATAAATCTTCAACGTTATAATGAGATTTTAACTCTTTAATTAAGTTATATTTTTCATTTTTTAGTTTAGTTCTATTTAATTTTTTAGATTGATCTAAAACAGTATTTAATACTATATTTGCTTTAACTTCAGATAGGTTTTTTGTTTGAAATAAAGTTTCGTATAATTTATACTCTTTTCCCAATTCTGTGTTGACAAAATATTCTTTAATAATTTTAATAGCTGGTGATGTTACACCAGATAATGTTTCACCCGTGATTTTCTTTACTAGGATCTCGAAAAGAATACCGGTATTTTTAAATTTTGAGTGTTTTATATACATCAATATTTATTTTAGTATAAATATATAGGAATTACTGTTCCTTTATATTTGATTCGTCAAGAAGCGAACTTTTCGCATCATCCTGCTCAAATACTAGCTTTTTTTCACTAGGCATTGATTTAAGCATAGTTTGGTGTTGTAAATAATTTACATTACCCTCTAAAGCTAATGGTGATTTATTATAATCATTAGCATCTTTTTTCATACCCTTAGCACCAAGTCTATCTTTTCCAAAATTATCATCTTGAGTATTTCTTTTAGAAACCTTTTCGGTTGGTCTTCCTAATGGAGTTTTATCTTTGGTTCCATTTTTATAACCATCAGGTACATTACCTGGATCCGAGTACATTCTTCCAGCCCCATATAATGAAGCTAAGTCATGAGGTGTACCATAAGATTTACCTGTTTCAATAGGATCATTTCCTTCTGCTTCAATCTGAGATACTCTAAATTTACGTTTAGCATCTTCTCTTATTAGATCTCTATATTCTTCAAATTGATCTTCACTTAAATGGAATATATGTTCATAGATCCAATCTGTAGGCAACAGTTGATTATCTTTCATTTGTGCAGCTAAATCCACTTTTTCTTTCATTAGTGCTATTCTTTCTTGATCATATATAATAGAAGGATTAGTTAATGATAGTTCAAAATTACCTAATTGTTCATCTCTATATCCTTGTGTATATAAATGGACTAATGCAATTTTATATAGTTCAGATACAATAATTCTTTGTATACGTTCTATAGTACGAGCAAATCTAATATCTTGTGCTGCTAATGTAGCTTTACCTTCTACATTTTCATCATATCCCATAAATGCTTTTGGGACTTTTAATGCTGCGAATAATTTATCTCTTAAATACTCAACATCTTCAATACCATTCCATTGTAAACCATTTAAATTTTCTATTTTTGTTGCTTGATCATTTCCTCTAACTGGTATGTAATAATCTTCTAATATATTTTGCATGTTATATTTAAGATTATACTCACCTGTTTTTTCATCAATAAATGGAGTACGCTTTAATTTGCTTAAAGTTTTTTCCATAAATGCATCTACTTCATTAGGTGGAATTGAACCTACATTCATATAAAAAATACGTTTTTCAGGAGCACGAACAATTCTATGAATTAACATAGCATCTTCCATTAGAACATATTGTTTAAATATTTTTCTAGCTGGCTCTATATAAGATCTACCATATGGTAAAAAGTTCATATCAGATAATAATCTAAAGTGAGCCATTTCATAATTATCGAATATTATTCCTGATGCCTGATTAGCAGAATTTGGAACATTATAATATCCATAGCTTGAAGTTGATACCCCATCTGGGTCAAATCTATATTTTACTTCAGCGGGGTTTTGTTTATTGCCATCTTCTCCATATCCTACTCCTCCTTCAATTCTTTCAATGTGAAAAGCAGTATAAGGTATAACATTATATACCCCAAATTTTTCTGCTATTTCTAATTTTAAGAAAAAGTCTCCATACTTACACATATTCCTAATCCAAGGCCAAAGATTAAATTCAACATTTAATACATCATAAAATAAGTTATATAAGATTTTTTGGATATCTTCATCAGCAGATTTTATTTGTAATACTTCCCCCATATCATTTTTTAAAGTTGCTTCATCAGCAATAATATCTAATGCTGATGCTACAATAGCATCCATATCCATTGCATCATAATCTGAATACAATAAAGGGCGCATTGCCTGATAATTAAACGATAATTGTTGTCCGTATATTGAAGTCCCAGCATTAGAATAAATTCTATTAAATCTATCAACTAAAGAATTTGTTTCTAAATTCCCTGTTTGCTGTGCTTTATTTACATCAAAAACCTTAAGTTCATTACCCCCAACATTACGAATTATTACGTCTGTTGAAAATAATCTTCTTAGTCTTGAAAATAAACCTGTATCTGCCATTATTTTATTTTTTTATAAATATTATAGTAACCATCCTATATTATGGTCTTTACCATCTATTTTAACTTGATATGGGTTTTTTGCATTTTTAGATGAATACCCACCTGCGTATTGAACACTATTACTTTTTACACTATTTAACGATGCTCTTGCCATATCTAAGCTTTGTTGTTGAAACTTTAATGAAGTATCACGTAGGAACATACCAATCCCAAATGACATAACCAAGTCATCGTTGTAACCTGTTTGAGCTTCTGGTCTTCCATTTTTCCAAATAAATACTTTCATTTCTTCTATTAATCTTTTTGAACGGATAATTACTGATCTATCACCAACAAATTCTCTAAATTTATTAATACAAAGAGGCCTTGTTCTCATAGACATAGTAAAACCAGGAACCATTTCAGAATTACCTTCATATACTCTTAAATATGATTCCGCAGTTAACTGGTCTGATTTGGGAGATTGGTATAAATTTTTATATCCTCTTTCTTGAATTGCATCTAATGTAGCCCACCCAATATTTGCATTTTCTACTACTAACATAGCATTGTTATATTCTGTTGCTAAACCTGTTAGAAAATATCCATATTCTTTAGGTGGCATTTGCCCTCTATATTCTGCAACTTGAGTATTAGTTGCTATATCAAGTACATGACATGCTGAGTAGTCTTTACCATCCCCTCTAGCTACATCAGCTACTATCATATATTCTCTAGAATAATCTGCTGATTCCCAAATCCATAAATTTTGGTCAACTCCTCTTCTTTCCATTGGGTCTTTAATAGATGTTTCATTTATAAAATCAATCCATTCAGAATAAAATACAATATCCCCAGAAGTACTAAAATCGCAATCACATTCTTGTGCTGCTAATCTAGGATCACCTAATAATTCATCTTGCCTTTTTCTCCATTCTTCATCTCTTTCAGGGTGAACATTCCAAGGCAATCTAATAGGTAAAAAATCATTTTCTGCATTTTCTGCAGATACCCAAGTTTTATGAAACCAATTACCAGTACCATAGGGTGTGCTTAACACAATAGCACCACCACCAGTAGCTAATGTTTGTTGTGCTGAGGCCCATATTTCACCTATATTTTCAATAAAAGCTGCCTCATCAATTAATAGAAGAGATACTGCTTCTGATCTACCAGCATCACTACTTGCAGATGTTGCTTTAATTATTGAACCATTATTAAGCCGGAGTGATAATTTATTATTTTCTTCAGCTGGGATTTTAAGCCATGAAGGTAAACTATCATACATAAATTTTACTTTAGTAACCATGTTACGAGCAGTTTCTTGCTTAGTTGCAATACATAATACATTTTTATCTTTATGAAATAACATTAACCATAAAGAATAACCTGCTGATAAAGTTGAAATACCTAATTGACGTGATTTAAGTATAACTGAATATGGGTTATCTCTCCATAAATGTAATACTTTTTCTTGAAATGGATATAAATTAAATAAAATTCTTCCTCTTTGGGGATGTTGAATGTTACAATATTTTTTCATAAAATGAGCTGGGTCCTTGGCACATTTTATATATTCTTGTCTTATTATTTGCTTTAAATCAGCCATTATTTTTTCCCCAATTTCCAGTACATTCTACCTGATATCACTGGTTTAAAATCTTGATTAATACCTAACCCTAAACCATATATTTGTCTTTTTTTATCCTTATAAAGTATTTCTCCTCCTAAATAATTAATTTGGTCGCTTCTTCCTTGTAAACCTAACCCATAATAAAATTCTCTATTATTTATGTAATGTTCTTCTGTTACTGTAGTAGTTGGTATTAATATATTAGATTGTACTTGTCTTGAAAAAATACTATTTTGAGATATAGTATCTATTATTGTTACTATTCCTAAAGAATCTAAATTAATTTCATCTACATAAACATTTTTAGCATAATAGTCTTTTAAAACAGCTAAAGTATCAATTGGAATTTTAATTAATATTGTATCACTTTCATATTTAGTAACAACCTTTGTTTTCCATTTAGGTACATAGATAGGTTTATCAATAGTAACAGTATCCCATTTAGTTTCAATTTTTGTTATAACTTTAGGTTCTGTTTCTATTGGTCCACTATTGCAACTTCTTTGTAAATAGATAACTATAATTAAAACTGCAATAAGTAATGTTTTAATATTCTTAAAGTAATCCTTCAAGTTCTTTTTTTATTTTTGTTAATTCTCTTAAACGATTTTTTAATTCTTCTTTTTCTGCTCCTTCTGAGTCTTTCCATTTTTTAACTACTTGTTTCATTTCTTTAGTAGTTTGTTGCAGTTTAGAAGCTATTTTAGATACTGAGTCTCCTTTTTTTGCAGCTGCTGCTGCTTGTTTATCCATTTCATCATCATCTTCTTCTTTTAATGGTTTTTTAGGAAAAACTAGTATAGATCCATCTTTAAGTTTTACCCTACCATCTTTACGAAGTTTATCCATTTCGTCTTGAGTAATTTCTACCCCATCACCTTTAGCTACTACTGGGGACTTAGTTTCAAAAGCCATAGATTCAGGATCATCATGTACATATAAAGATGTTGTATCATCAACATCTTTTTTATCTACATACCCATCATCTCTATAATCTCTATCATTTCCTTCATTAGCCATTCCAGCTTCTCTTTTTGCTTTAGCAACATCAGCTGTTAATTTTTTAGTAATTGTTAATTCTTTATTTAGTTCTTTAGCGTTAGCAACATCTTCCTTGGATGCTTCTTCTAGAATATCAATAATTTCTTCTTTTATAGATTGTTTTAATTCGGATCTTTTCATTATAAGAGTATTTTGTTATAAATATCAAAAAGAAATCGCTCCTTTAACTAATTTGATACGTTCTTTAGTTGATCCTTCAATTTCAACTAAATTTTTAATTTTATGTTTATATTTTAAAATTAGTAGTTGAATTGTTTCATCAATTCTTTTTCTATAATGTGCATCAGTTTCTCTAACACCATTGTTTTCAATATCAACACCTTCAGGAGATACATAAAATATATAATCATACTCTTCAATCATATTAGATGCAAAACTGCAAAAATCATCTTTTTCCCAATAATACATTGAATTAGAACAACTAGCAAATGCCATAACATCAATAATTGTTCTATCCGTAATAATATTATCTTGCATTAACTCACTAGCTCTTTCAGCTAAAAATACAGCTTGACCCTTAACAGTAGAATCTGTATTTAATGGTATTCCCATTTC